GTAATCTTGTTTCAGATTCAGCTTTTAAGTACCATAAATATCCAGATGTTCCGTCTTCAGTAGCAACTTCTACCCAACCGATTTGAGCCATATCAGATCCGTTTACAACGTATTTATTTCTGATAATGATTGGTGAGTTAGAGAATTGTGTGAAAGAAGGGTCAACAGATACATACCCGTCAGTGTTAGCAGCGCTATAGTTAGGTGTTTGTGAACCTTTTCCATATTCAGATCCAAATACAAATATCTTCACACCTGTAGTTGCTAAGGCAGCGGTAGTTGTAGCATTATAAGGGGCTACAGTTAAAGCACCAGTAGCTAAATTAGATCCAGTTACAACAGCTTTTAATTCAGCTCCTGCAGCATCTAAAGCTACAATAGTAGATCCTACAGATACAACGTTTGCAACATAATCTTTAGGATCAGCTGGTGCTACATCTACAGGAATTGTAATTGTATTTACTTGGTCGTTAGTACACGCTTCGTAAGAAATGTGTAGTCTATTTTGCTCAGACCAAATTACTTGATCAGAACTCATTGGCATTTCTGCTCCTACCATTCTTAAGAATCCAGATAATGTTCTGTTTCCGTAACGCTCTACTTCTTGTTCGTAGATCTCTGGTAAGTATTGTTGTGCAAAAGTGTCAGTGTCGCCAGCGCCAGCGCCGTCGTTAAACTTTAGATAATTGCTATCTAAAATTTCTTGTTTTTGAGATGGTTTCAATGAACCAAATGTTGGAGTTATACTCATTTTTTTAAATTTTGTTAATTAAATCTTCTAGTTTTTACTTTTAATTTTGAAGAGTCAGCACCAGAAATAGCTTTAACTTTTAAACCATTAATAAACACATCTCCACTACTAGTTTTCCTAGGCTCTGTTGAAATGTTTTTTGATTTAACCATAACATCTCTAACAGCGTCGGCTTTGCCTTGCTCGTAAAAATGTTGTGCTATCGTATCAGCGTTTCTAGCAGCATATAAAGCTTTGTGGTAACCTTTAGTATCTTTAACCTCTCCTTTGTCATTTAGGAACGTCCCAATGAAGTCAGAGATATTAGATTGTGCTTCTGCTACCTTTTGTGGATTTTTAACACTGTACCTAAACTTGCTTTCACCAACATTGAAATCAAAACCTTTGAAGTCGTCAGTTAATAGTTCATTAGTACGTTTTAAAAATTCCGAGTGTTTTGCTTTACCAGCTTTTTGCTCTTCGTTATATCTGTTAAAAAAGTCAGTAGCTTTTTGTTGATCTTGAGTTACGCCCGGTCTCAACTTGATCTCGTCGTAGTATCTACTCTTTGTTTCCTCTAAAAAGCTTTTGGCTTTTGCAACTTCTTCTTTAAATGCAAGTTTCTTCTTGCGTATGTCTCTTTGCTCATCTAAATCTTCATCATATGAAAAATCTTCTAACATGAGACTTATATCTTCACCTTCTAAATAAGGTTTAGTTTGTTTATAATATTCTTTTAATAGTGTTTCGTTGTCGACGTTTGAGTAATCAGCACTAAGTCTAACATAGTCACTTATATCACCACCAGTCTCCTCCATAAAAGAAACTAACTTTTCTATGTTTTCTGGTAAAGATTTACCAACTACTTTTTCATCTCTAATAGCTTCTTTATATTCTGCTTCTACCTCTTTAACCTCTTCCTCAACCTCTTCGATTAACTGTATAGGCGAGTCGTTTTCAACAACTTCAGCCACTGGTTTTTCAATAGCAGGTGCATCATCTTCTTTTATCACTACTTTTGTAACCTCTGGCTCTGTATCGATTAAAGGTTCTTTCATGCTCACCTTTGTTACGTTGTTTTCTGGTGTAGCTAATTTTTTAGGTGTCTTTCTTTTTTTTAATTTAAATTCACCTTCTTGTTTTACTGTTTGTTCTGACATAATATAATAATATAAAATTAATAAAGTTTTTTTATCTAAGTTAGAATTGTTCTAATCCAAATCCACTTAGTGAGTCAAAACCTGAGGACTCAAAATTCTTTGGAAGCTCGTCGTTTTTACGTTGCGCTATAAGCTCTGACTGCTGAGTAGCTTGTATTCTAGTTCTTTCGTCTTTACGATCTTCTATATCTTTTTCTTTTCCTTTTTCAGCATCAGCCTTTGCTTTAGCTAACTGAACGTTGTAATTAAATTCTTCAGCCATTAGCTCTTTCTTAATTTGAGCCTCAGCCTGCATACGCTGCATTTCAAATTGAGATTTACCCTGTTCTATTTGAAGAGTTGTTTGAGCTAACGCTTGTTGCTTTTGCACTTCAGACATAGCCGCCTTCTCAGCCGCTTGAGCATTAGCTTGAGACTGCGCTTGTATATTCTCCATCTGCACTTTTTTATCAGCCTCGATCTTCTGTTTACGCTTTATCTTAAGCATTTGATTAGCTAACTTGATGTTAGATATTTGCCTTAAATCTATAACGTCTTCAAGATCAATACCTCCAGATTGTAAAGCTATCTGTATGTTCTTTTCAAGAACCTGTCTTTCTTCTTCATCAGGCTCTAGATCTAAGAATATACCAAACTCATGTATGTTTAGTTTTTCTATTTGCTCTAACGTATTTACATTAAAACTACTTATAGAGTTCATTAACGCATTTTTTGTTAACGGAAAGTTTAACATATCTGCAGCTCGTAGACTTATATTTTCACACACTCTCACTGTTATATACATTAATGATTGTAGTATATGCTTAGTAGCTGTGTTAGATGCCGCTGCCGCTAATTTCTGTAAACCAACTAATGAATCTTTTGTTGGTTGGCTACCGTCTCTTGCTTCGTTTAAACCGGTCACATCTCTTATCATTTGTAAATAATATTGATAAGTTTGTATAAGCGCTTGTATCTTGCCTATACCTGACGATGTTTGTAATTCTTGTATTGGTACTTTACCTCTATTAATATCTCCGTCTTGAGTAAGTGATCTACCTACTATACTACCAGTTTGGAAATACATATTAAGTGCTTCTTGAGCGTTATAGTTTGTTCCATTACCAAGATCAACTTCAGCTAAACCATCTACATCCACAAATACACCGTCTGGCACCATACGCGCTAATACTTGTTGTATTTTTAAATGAGTTAACTGTATCATGTCAGCAAAACCTATACTCTTGCTAACAATACTTTCTACTCTACCTTTATACATCCTAGGCGCTGATATAGTGTAGTTCATGTTCACCTTGGTCTGATCACTAAACGGTCTAGTCATGTTCTCAGCTAGCTCCCATTTTAACATTTTATCGTAGCCTAGTATTTTAGCGCCACTGTATAATACTTCTATAGATCTACTTACTCTATTGAAGTTATCACTTTCAGGTGGGTCAAATGTATCGTCTTTTTCTAAAGCTTTTTCAAGACCTTGATCAGTTTGTTTTATTTTAAATACTTGGTTACTGTATGTTTTATACTCAAAATACAATACCTGCACGTTATCATAGTTCCCGTCTTGAGCATTGTAGTTTCTATTTCTAGTAGAATCTCCAGGATATTGTTGTATTTCTACAAGATCTTGATCCGTTAAGCTTGGAAATTGCTTTTTAATCTCCTCTAAAGGCACGCTTTTAACTTCACCTATGTAATATATATCTTCAAAGTTTGGATCTTCTGTGTAAGAGTGTACTAGGTTTACTGGATCTACATATTCAACAGTAACACCGTTAGCTAAATTAAAATTAGTTTTACTAGCGCCAATACCTATAACAACTAGGTCTTGTGCAACTCTTTTCTTTATTTCTTCGTATTTGTTATAATCTAATACGTTATTTATAAGTTCTTCTTCAGCTATTTCTATAGCCTGCTTATATGTAAGTTGCATGTGCAACTCCAACTCTTCTTTACTTTTTGGTAATTGATCTTTAGGTGTATTAGTTCTACTTAAATCTATACCAAAGTTTTGCTGAGCTTCTTGTATTAAGTTTTGTGAAAAAGCATCCTCTGCTAAATCAGTAGCGTGTTGTGTTCGTTCTTTTACAGCAAAAGGATCTGATGCAAAAGATTTTATTTCATAACCTTTATCTGTCATACCGTTAACAACAATGTCAACAAATTTAGATAAAACAGCTACAGGTTTCCAGTCTAGGTTTAAGTAGCTTAAGTCACCATTTATAGATAACTCATCTTTGTACTTTTGAACAGATTGTTCTCCTCTAGCATATAATCTTAATTTATGAAAATATTGCCAATTACTAGCAAATCTACCACCTATATTAGTACCTCTATCTCCTTTAAACCATTCATTCTCTATAGCTCTACCGACAGCATAACCATACTCTAAAGTTTGCTTTTCTGCGTCTGGTACTACCTGACTAGGGAAAGAGCTATTTGTATTAGTATAAATCATTTATTTTATTATTTTTGAAATATTTCCATTGTTATCATAACGGTTGAAAGATAGTTGAACTTTTCTTTTTTCTACTTTGTAAGCTGGTGAATACTTGTTTTTATTACAAGCCATCGCGGCAAGGCCAGAGCTTATAGTAGCATCATGCTTTGTTCTATTATTAATATTGAATCTAGCCCAGTCTTCTAATGTTCTTTGCAAATACATTTGCCCGTAGCCTTCACCTGTAAAACCAACATAATCTTCTATGTATGTTTCTATAGCTGCAGCATGCGCTTGTTTAATATCTTCGCTGGAGTTTGGTATTCCACCTATTTCTTTCTCTGTAACTGAAAGTTTATTATATAACTTATCAGGTCTATTAATAGAAAAGTTTCTATAACCTCTTCTTTTTAAATAATACAGCAACCTAGGTTTATTATTCTCTGCCAATATAGGCATACCGT